TATGTACTTGATACTGGTATTAGAGGTGCTTCGAGACCAACAGGATCTGGAGTAGGTTTACATCCAGAATTATTTGACATAACAAACAATGCTGACCTTAATGGTTTATCAGAGCAGCAGTCATACAGAGTGTATGAGGTGCCAGGTTACAGCTCAGGATATACTGTTGGCGGTGTGGCTAACAGCAATGAAGATGACAACGCACACGGTACATGGTGTGCTAACTTGATCGGTGGTATTAAAAGTGGTGTCGCACACAAGGTAAAATTCTATGCTTTGAAATGTTTTAGTTCCTTTGGTAGTGGATCTTTGTCAGGTATCATGAATGCTTATCAAGCAGTTATCAACCACAATGACAGTGGACATTCCAACTATAAAGGAAATACTAGACCCGCAATCATCAATGCATCCTTCGGTGCTACACAACCTAGTGGTTCTTTCCCATACATTGAGCTGAACGAAGCAGGAACTGACGCAGGATTTGACGTAGAACTATATGACGAGACAGAGAAAGACGTAGTAGATGCTAATATTGTACTCGTTAGATCAGCGGGTAACGGATTCAAAGACTCTAGTGACAGTTTCTTAGGACCTCTACAGGGTAGATTCCAAGCAGGAACTAGATCAGCAGGATATCAGGATGGTGACGTAAACATATTTGATACAAATATCGCGTCTATATCTGTAGGTGCTACAGATTACAATGACTTCTGGGCAGACTTCTCTAACTATGGTTCAGGTGTAACAGTTACAGCACCAGGTCAACACATAACAACACCACAGTATAACTGGACTACTAACACACCCTATACTTCAGTATCAAACTACAATGTTATACAGGGTACATCATTCTCAGGTCCTATTACATGTGGTGTGGTATGTCAGTTCATAGCAGCGAACAACTATAACCTTTCTACAAGCACACTACCAGTGCTATGTAAGAACTGGATTAGAAGTAATGGAGATCCTGGCAACTATGCTGCTGTTAGTACTACTGCCTATCCTGCTAATACAGCTCACGAATATAAGTTACCTACAAACCCATTCGCAGTCAGTTCAGGTAGCAATGTAATTAAGATATACTATAACTCAGTAGATTCAGCAGCGTTCCTGAACAAGATTGGTAAGAAGATACAGTTAAGAGTACCTAACACTGGACTTGTAGTAGGTGGTCTTGACATCTATGATATATCTGGAACATGGTGGGGTATCACAGGACAGAATCCTGCTAGTAACTATATTGAAATCACTGTAATCAACAGTGGTACAAGTAATGAAGCAGCTGGTGGAACTGGTAACTATATGTGTATAATATCTGATACACATGAGGGAACTGACGGACCTACATTTGGTAACGTCACATTGTTTGCCGAGTTAGACTCAGAGGAAGCAGGACATACAGGTCGTACTATCAAACAAATACCAGTAGACTCAGGTGTTGACTTTGATTTCCAACAGACAGGAGCTTTGATTAGTAAGGTCAGAGGACTGTTTACACAGTATATCAGCAAGACTATCACATGGTTCTACAACGGTAATATAAGTTCAACAGGAGGTCAAGGTGTTACAAATGGAAGAATATACTGGGATACAACAGGAGTCACAGCTGGTAGTTATTATTACCAATGTGCTGCTCACAATGACATGTATGGTACCATTACGTTATCTGGATCAGGTGGTACTGCCAAAAGATACTGGAACGTAACCGCTTCAGGTAGTAGCAACTATACTTTACAGGAACAGAATGTCAATCCTGTAGTCAATACATATAACTTTGCTGTTACAGCTAGCGGTAGTCAAGACTATATCATATCTGGTTCTGACAGGACTGGTTCGATCAGTGGTAATGACCCTGCTATTGTAGTACAAGTTGGTGATACAATAAACTTTAATATGAATGCGGGTGGCAGTCACCCAACTGTTTTCAAGACTGTACAGGGAACTGGTTCAAGTAATCAAGTAACAACAGGTACATACACAGGTGGTGGAGCATCAGCATCTGGTACTGTTAAATGGGTTACAACTGGTGTACCGATTGGCGTATACTACTATCAGTGTACTGCTCACAATAACATGTATGGTACTATCACTGTACAAGCAAACAGCACAGCAGGACAGAGTGGTGATGATGTGGGAATCAATGCTACACCAGGCGACATTCTAGTATTTGACACTACAGCGGGATCTAGTCATCCATTTTATATCAAGACAGCACAAGGAACTGGTACTGGTAATCAAGTAACCACAGGTAAAATAGGTGGTGACGGATTTGCTCACAATGCTGCTGTTAATATAGACATAGGAGTTGACGAGTTCAAGAGCTATGCTAATGAAACATTTAATTCAGGAGAGACATATACTCTTTCAGGTGACAGCATATCAAATACAGGATTAACATTCAATACAACGAGTGGTGTTCTATCTGGTACAGTTACATCATCTTATCAGGATACATTCTTTGACATCACAGTCACAGAGGATAGTTCTGGAGAATCAAGAAATTATAACTTCCATACACTAGGTACTGGTGTTATTGTTACGATTGGAGATCAACCTTCTGATACATCAGTAGAGGCGGGAGCAGGAACTAACGCTGTCTTCGGTCCTTTAAACGCTACTGTATCAGACTCATCTACTATCACATACCAGTGGCAGTATAGTACAGGTGGTGCTTGGACAAGCATTAGTAGTCTATCAGGACATAGTGGAGAAACAACAGATACACTTACTGTAGATGATGACTACGCATTTAACGGATGGCAATACCGATGCGTCTTAGATTCTAATACAGCAGCTTCTAGTACAACGTCAAATGCTGCTACACTGACTGTAACTAGAGTAGTTACCATATCGGCACAACCATCTGGCACATCTGTAGTATCACCAGCTGCTGCTACATTTAATATAGGTGCTGCTACTGCTGACGGAGCAACAATATCATACGCATGGGATAAATCAGAGGATGACTCTGTATGGCATCAAATACCAGGTGCTACAAGTGCAGCATATACTACTACAGCAACCACATATGATAGTGGTGGTGTACCTCCTGCATCGTTTGATGCTGACAGCGGAGACTACTTTAGATGTAGAGTCAACGCTACAGGTGCTAGTGAAGTAGTATCAAATAGTGCTCAGTTAACAGTTACAAGAACTATATCAGTCGACGCACATCCACAGAATGACACAGGAGCAGTGGGTGGCACAGCAGACTTTGAAGTTACTGCTAGTCTTTCTGATGGTGACAGTGCTGACATTAACTATCAGTGGCAGTTGTCACTAGATGATGGTAATAACTTCTCAAGTATTTCAGGAGCAAATACTAGAACATATACTACACCTACCCTTACGGCTCAGTTTGATGAATATCAATATAGATGTTTAATATCAGCGGCTGGTGCGGTTAATACATTCTCTAATGCTGCTACCTTACAGGTAGAAACAGTTACTGTATCTGTAGTTGCTAATCCAAGCGACGCAACTAAGAACGAAGGACAAACTGCTACATTTACAGCAGTTGGTACAGTACAAACTCAAGCAATCACTGCGTTATTAAACTCTTCCTTTGGAGTTGGTAACTGGACAACACCTTCAGGTGGTGGTGCTTCTGCTAAGGCAGAGACAGCTGCTAATCCAGAACTATACAACTCTATCTGGTCTAACCATGCACCTTCTGTAGAATATCAGTGGCAAAGAAAAGATGGTGATGAAACTATCAATGTCACAGTGGGCACAGATACAGTCAATGGACAGGCAACAGGAGTATTTTATTTTGATGGCGTAGAGAAACCTATACGTGAATTTGAGAGAGGAGCAACATATTTCTTCAATCAAAATGATTCTTCTAACTCTACTTGGAACAATCAATCTCACCCATTGATGTTTAGTTTGACAGAGGATGGAGATCTAGTACCAGGCGGAGCACACTATGATCCTTCAACCACAGTCTATAGATTAGATGGGGTTGTTAAAACTATGGCAGAGTATACTGCTCAGTTCTCTGGTGCTACAGAAAGAAATGTAACATTCACAGTACCAAGTAACGCACCTAATACACTTTGGTATTGGTGTCACTTCCACACAGGTCAAGGTAATTCAATGACTATGACTGATGAGTGGACTGATATTGGTGGAGCAACAAGTCCTACTTACAACACAGGCACATTGACATACGCAGATCATCATCATGATAGGTTCCGTTGTAAGCTTTCGGCTATCGGTGCTGACGCTGATGCATTTACTGATGCTGCTTTACTAACTGTCTACAGGACTCATAACATAACTCTTCAACCAGTCAACGCAACAGGTAATGAAGGAGGAACATCATCATATACTGTAGCGGGTAATACATCTAGTGGTTCACATACTTATCAGTGGAGTAAATCTGACAATGGCGTAGACTATAATACTATACCAGGTGCTGTAGGAGCTACCTATACCACTCCTGCTTTAGTATTTGCTGATGATAATGATGACCGATTCAAGTGTACACTCAGTCTAGTAGGTGCTGAACTTGATCTAACATCAACCTTTGCTGTACAGACAGTTCTTAGAGTTATTACTATATCTCAGCAACCACAACCACAAACAGTCATTGAAGGACAGACAGCAACATTTAGTATCACTGCTGCTATCACATCTGGATCAATTAACTACCAGTGGCAGAAGTCAGTGGACAGTGGTAACAACTGGGCAAATATAAATGGTGCTACATCTGCCTCATACACTACAGTCTCACAACCTTTCCCAACAGTCAACAATGAGTATCGTTGTGTATTGTCTAACTCTAATGCTATATCAATCACATCTGATGCTGCTACCATAACTGTTAATGAATCTGAATTTGTAGAAGCAGCTACTGGTATTGTTGTCAATATAGACCCAACAACTAACTTGACATTCAATAGACAACCTACATTTACAGCAGACGCATTTGTATCACAGTATGCGGGGTCAACTCATTCAGCATCTTGGTGGTTAATTAAGAGAACATCTGATAACGCAGTCATATATGATACTGCTGCTATCACAGTTCCTGATTTATCACAGGGTGATACTGGTAACTTGACTACATTTACAGTGCCAGCTGGTACACTTGACTTCCAAACAACTTATTCAATTCAGGTTAAGTATAAAGATAACGCAGGACTATCAAGTAATTACTCGACTGCTGTACAGTTCTCTACTCCTGTTGTAGACCAACCAAATATACAAACTATTACTCCCGCATTTAATCCTACTATCAATGTTCTAACACCAGAATTTAAGACTGGTTATGGACATAACTCTACTGACTGGCAGTTCTCACAGGCAGAAACATTCACTACTATTGTACATCAATCGTTAGGAAACTCTACCAACCTACTGTCATATACATTACCAGGTGACGTTACACTGTTACCTACAACTACATATTATGTAAGAGCGAGATTCAACGTGGATACAGTCTAATGGCAAAACCAAGTAGTAAAGCAACTCTAGCAGAGTATGCTTTAAGAAAACTAGGAGCACCAGTCCTAGAAATAAACGTAGATGATGATCAGATAGATGATCTGATTGATGATGCTTTGCAGTTTTTCCAAGAGAGATCTACTGACGGTTATATTAGAACATTCCTAAAGTATAAGTTTGATCAAGCAACTATAGATTTGATGAAGTCTGATACTACTACCACAGTGACACAGGTAGGTGCTAGACAACCAGAGTTTCTTGAGCAGAATAATTTTATTACCATGCCTGAGCATGTCACCTCAGTCATTAAGATATTTGATTTCACATCTAAGAATACTACTAACTTGTTTGATGTAAGATACCAGTGGAGATTGAATGATCTCTGGGATCTAACTCAGACTGAGATTCTTACATATGAAATGGTAAACAGAAGATTAGAAGATATATACTGGTTACTAGAAGGACAGAAACAAATCAGATTCCAAGCAAGAGGAGACAGACTTTACATGGATCTTGACTTCAAGACTGATGTAAACGATGGAGACTTTATAGTCTTTGATGCTTACAGAGCATTAGATCCTTCATCATTTACTACACTATATGATGACATCTTCCTCAAAAGATATACCACACAACTCATCAAGAGACAGTGGGGACAGAACTTATCTAAGTTCCAAGGAGCACAGTTGCCAGGTGGTATCACTATGAATGGTGATCAGATATATCAACAGGCACAAGAGGAGTTGAATAAGATAGAAGATGAGATGTTGACTAAGTATGAAATGCCCCCAATGGATATGATCGGATAATGGCAAGAAACGTATTCTTCACACATGGTACTCGTAACGAGCAGTTCCTTCAGCAGAATCTTGTTGAGGAGTATATCAAGATGTTTGGTATGGATGTGTTATACATTCCTAGACAACTGATAGCAAAAGATAATGTGTTCAATGAAGAAGTAGTATCACAGTTCGATGATTCATATATTATAGAAGCATACCTAGAGAACTTTGATGGGTTCCAAGGTGGTGGAGATCTATTGACAAAATTTGGTATTAGACAGACTGATGAGATAACACTGGTTATTTCACAGCAGAGATTCAGTGATCTTATCTCACAGTTCCTACTATTAGATCAGGACATAGAGGTAGGAGAAAGACCACAAGAAGGAGATTTAATATACTTCCCACTATCCTCAAACTATTTTGAGATCAAGTTTGTAGAACACGAAGAACCGTTCTACCAGTTAGGTAAGAACTATACCTACAAACTGAAAGCAGAACTCTTCGAGTACAGCGACGAAGGTGGAGAGTTCTTCGCAGGAGACGACGAGATGATAGATACAGGCTATACTGTACAATACTATTATCTTGTATCACCTGGTCAGTCAGCATCTGCTACACCACTATTAACTGGCGATGTAGTAACACAGGCTGTCGTCAATACAAATGGTTCTAAATACAACTTCACTCCTACCGTGACTGTAACAGGTGATGGCACAGGAGCAACAGCACATGCTGAAATGATAGTTGTGAACGTGGGTGGATCAATCCCAATTACCCCTGCCACCTTTGATCCTACCGTGAAAAACGGTAAGATGGTTGGTCTAAAAATTCTTAATGGAGGAGAAGGTTATGATGTATCTCGATCTTATATTGATTTTAATGATCCTAGCACTGCAGGCACCAAACCTGTGGTCGTTCCGACTTTTGACTCGAATGGTACACTCACTAAAGTCGAGATTACAAATGAAGGGGACGGGTACGATTCAGTCAGTCAAATAGTAATTGATAGTGGTGGTAGTGGCTATACTACTGCTGCGTTTGATGTAGAGTCTGTACCAGCTGGACTGTCAGGTAATTTCGTAGATGGTGAGACTGTTACCAGTGGAACTACTGCAGGCACTGCTCTCTTAGCAGACTGGGATAAGTCCGAAGGATGGTTGAAATTAAAATCACCTACTGAAGACTTCCAGATAGGAGAACTACTCGTTGGTAATACAAGCGGTGCGTCAATAACGATACATAGTTATGACGCTATGAAGACTACAGATACTAAATACTCTGAGTCTGATACGTTTGAAACATTTGCTGACGATATCATTGACTTCAGTGAAGGTAACCCATTTGGTATAGGAACATAACATGTTAGGTGAATACACATATAATAAGGTAATCAGAAAGTGTGTTATCGCTTTTGGTACTTTATTCAACAATATAGAAGTTAGGAAAGAAACAGGTGGTACAACTTACCAGAAGATGAAAGTACCTCTTGCTTACGGTCCTAAGCAAAAGTTTTTAGCTAGACTAGAGGCACAACCAGAATTAAACAAGAAGGTTGCTATCACTCTACCTAGATTATCATTTGAACTATCAGGTATATCATACGATAGTTCTAGAAAGTTAAGTCCTATCACGGCTGACTATAAGAAAGATGGAAAGAGTGCGAGAAAAATATATACACCAGTACCATATAATCTAGACTTCAGTTTGTCTATATTATCCAAAACAAACGATGAAGCATTGGAAATTATAGAACAGATAGTTCCTATTTTCCAACCTGGTTATAGTGTCAGTATCAAAATTATAGATGACATCAATGAGTATCGTGATGTACCGATAGTTTTGAATAGTATAAACTACGCAGATGAATACGAAGGTAACTTTGATCAACGTAAATTAACTACGATTGACTGTAGCTTTACTGTTAAAGCATACATCTTCGGACCTACACAGACTGGCAAACCAATCAAGAAAGCAAAAGTACATTACGATACTGGTACACCAAAACAACCAGTACGTCGTGTATCTTATCAGGTAGAACCTACTGCTCTCCGTGATAAGGATAGTGATGGAGCTGGTCTAACGTTGACAGCACAGGTCAACAAGTCAGTCGCAACCTTACCTGTTACAGACTCAACTGTATTCAACATAGGTGACTATATTGAGATCAACAACGAGGTTATGAAGGTCAAGACCAAACCTGATGGAGTGTCTATTAACGTGCTCCGTGGTCAAAATGCTACAACTCAATCTGCTCATGCGAGTGGTTCAGTTATAGATATTATTACAACCGCTGACACAGAACTCCTTGAGAGTGATGATGACTTCGGATTCAACGAGATGACATCTTTCTATGGATAACAATTTCGGTGGTTTAGAAAAGGCGTTTGACACCTCAGAACCTAAACCCAAAAAAGCAACCCCTATCAAGAATACTGATGATCAGATAACAGATGATCATGAGTATGCTAGAGCAAATCTATACTCCTTGATAGAGAAAGGTCAGGAAGCAGTCGATGGTGCTTTAGATGTAGCACAAGGCAGTGACCACCCCAGAGCATATGAAGTAGCAGGACAGTTAATCAAACACGTCGGTGACGTTGCTGATAAACTTATGGCACTTCAGAAGACAACCAAAGAAGTAAAGGAAGAGAAAAAGAAAGGACCTTCCACAGTAAACAACGCTCTATTTGTAGGCAGTACTGCTGATTTACAGAAGATGTTGAAGAATGCTTCCAAGGATAAATAAGTAAGAACCAACTATTATTAAAATGTCAGTATTAAAAGTAGTGCAGGATGGACCTACGGTGACCGTCGGTAGTGCTGCCAACACACAAAGTACAGCACTATCTGTTAAGACAGGTATCTATCGCTTCGCTGCTGAAGTCGCAAAGGGCGGTGCTGCCATACAGTTAGGTGGAGCTGCCAATGCCACTAACTCAAGTTTGTATGTAGAGAAAGGCGAATCAATCATTGTTAAAGGTGATAGCCCAGTGCGTATGGGTGTCACAGGTGCTACTGCTGCTAACCCAGTAGTATTCACAATAGAAAGATCAGGTGGAAATCATAATCAGATCAAGGTAGGAGACTACGTTACAATTACAGGTTCATCTACAGCAGCATATAACTTATCTCATGTTGAGGTAACTGCTGCTACACCTACTACATTTACAATAGGTGGTACAGATGGATCAGGTTTCGCAGCGTTCTCAGGAACTGCTGAGGTACGAAACTCTATGAAGTATGCTATAATGCCTAAGACTGCTAGTGGAGCAACAGTCCACTGTACCGAGGTTCAAGTAGTCGTATCATAATGATTACAGAAGCTGCGAGACTGAATGAGTATGGTAAATACTATTACGTCGAGTTGGTTTGGCGTGGTAGACCCTACCGTGTACAAATATTCTTTCCGAAGCTTAACAAACCTCAACGTCAGGATATCCAGAAACAAGCTGGCAAAATATATCCTGGTGCTAGAATAATATCATACGTAGAAGCAAGTCGTTCTAACGATCTACCTATGCTATTCGCTATTGATTATTTCTAATGCAGTTCAGAGAAAACGACATACTAGAATTACTAGACA